CGCTTGTGCCGCAATGGAATACTTATACTGCCCCGAGCCCGCCGATCCGACGTGTGTGGCTGAGCCAGTGGAAAGCGTTGTCCCATCAGCCCTTTTGACTGTCACAGTTACCGAGGCGTCCGCATCAGTGGGGGTTTCGTCATTATAGAAAGTGACGGTCAGGGTCGTTGGTGTGTTGCGGACAATCCGCTCAACGTCCATTACCCCTCCAATCGGTTTGTGCGAGTGTTGCCTTCACGCCCGAGTGGGCTAATTGAGGCACCATCAATTCGTGTGACAGTGAGCCGGACCTCGCGCCCACCAGACAGGACAGTCGTCGCTTCCATGCTCGACCAATTTCGAATGGTCGGAGGACCGGAAATAGCGAAGACGGTATCGAGCACACTGGCTACCTCAAAGTCAGTGAGAATCACTGCGAGAGAAGCAGATTCAGTGGCTACTGCCTGCTCGGTGCGAGTCAGGGTAGCGAGCAGGCTCTGAGTTTCCAGAGCAACTGCACTATCAGCAGAGGAGACAGTGGCAGATAGGAACGCTGTTTCAGTTCCGGCTCCACCCTCTGTAATTCCACTGCGCCCCAAGGCAGTTGGGGAGTCGACGGCGCTTGCCTGCTCAGGGATGACACGCGAGAACAGGGAAACAATGTCAACACCAGCAGCCGGGTCATCAGGCCCAGTCCGCACAAATGCAGGAATTTGCTCTGTGCCTGTTGCGGTTTCAGTAGCATTTTTGCTGTTGCCGCTGTCAAGCGTATTCACTACATCGTCAGCAGTTGCAGCGTCAGCAGCCGTCTTCGCCATAACAGTGACGGCCTCGACAGCAGTGCCCACGTCGCTTGCAGCAATTTGTACGGACAGGGTGGCAGTCTCGGACGTGCCAGCACTGTCAGAAATTCCTGTGCGGGCTGTGGCAGTTACAGCCTCGGTCCCAGCAGCAGAGTCTCCGACACCAGCGATGGAAAAGGCTGTAACAGCGTCTGATCCAGTTCCGGTTTCAGTAGCAGTCAGGCTCAGGGTGAGCGAGAGCACCACGTCTGTAGCCGAGCCCGGGTCATCAATTCCCGACCGGACAAATACCGATGGTTGGTCAGTGCTCGATCCGGTCTCGCCAATTCCACTGCGGTCAAAGGCAGTTGGCGCGTCGACACCAGCACCAGTGTCACTGTCATTCTTGTTGGTAGTGCCACCACCCGAAACAGGCAGAGCCTCAAACAGAATGGCAGTACCGCGAGCAGCAGCGCTCGTCGTGAATGAATCAGCAGCATAGGTCTGTGCAGTCGAGGGAGCGCCAGCGAAGATTAGGTTCTTACCGCCAGAGCCGGTAGCCTCAATCAATCTAGTCAGACCAGTCGGCATTCCAGTGAATGTCGTTGAGCCAGAGCCCAGTCCAGACACATCAAAACGATACCCGCCAACAGCAGTGAAAGCAGGAACATTCAGAGTGGTGTCAGATACAGCATCACTTCCACCGACAGGAGTGCCGAATGGCGTTGTGGGATCAGTATTCTTGACTGCAATGGATGCCCACCCACCGAGCGAGGAACCACCCGTTAGGTTCACTGTGACAGAGGTCGGATCACCGGCTGTTCGCTGTCTGTAAAAGACAGTAGTTGCAACGCCCGATGATTCCGTCTGTGCCAGAAGGGTATTCCAGCCTGAGGGCTGAGCCGGGGCCACACCCGCTGCCTGAGTGTTGACAGCAATTACATCGAATGCGCCGTCCGGCACGCCAGTAGCGAGGGTGACGGAACATGATGCAGCAGAAGCGAATTGAGCAGCCTGCGGATTGCCAACAGGTTTCGGCAGACCATCGTCAATAAGGTCAGTCGAGCGCAGCCGGTCCAAGAATCGGAAGCGCCTGTTAGGTCCATGGCCGGGGTGAATGTATCGGGGCTCTTTACCAAGAACAGGCTCACCGACGCCAAGGATTTCGACTGCACTACCCGTCCATTGCATAGTGGCAGGAGTGCTAATTCCAACTGTCTTTGTGCCTGCTGGCCCAGCATCAGCCCAATAGACCACGTAGACAGCGTAATTCGTGGTGTCCCGATAATAGGCTACCTCACCACTGCCACCAGCGACAGGAGTAATTCCATTGACAGTCCGATAAACACGGCTCGCACCATCATTTGCATTCCAGTCACCGAAGACAGCGAGGATCGCGCTATTGTCTTGTGTGGTGGTGATATTCAGGCTTACAGCAGAGGGAGTGCCTGCAACAGCAGTTCCCTGTGCCTGTGCTCCAATTCCATTGCTACCACGGAACTGTGCAAAGGCTGCACCGAATGGCAGGGCAGTTGAGTTACATGAAATGTTGCCCGTTACAGAGCCGCCCGACGCCTGAATTTGTGTAGCAGTTTGAGTCGGCGTGCCTGTAGAAGTACCGGCACCGTTTCCACCATGGATTAGTGTCTGCTCGACAAATGTGCTGGGACCAAAAGTGAAGTCAGTGGTCCCAGCATTGTCCGGACGAACTGCGGCACCTACTACAATGTCACCAGTCAGAACAGTAAATGCCGTGGCGCTGTGAGGGTTAGTGTTCACAACCCAAGACGTTTGGGCACCAGCGATATATGTCGGTGGGGTAGCCATTGCTCAGCCCACCTCCGATATCAGTTCAGGCTTTCGAGCGCATACTGGTGGAGTTGAATGCTGTTACCAGTCAACGAGAAAGTCGCAGTCAGGTCGACCTGCTGAGAGACACGAGAATCAAACGTCGTACCATTAGCAGGTGCAGAAGCCGGTACGTTTACTTGGTTTGCAACACCAGCAGCAGCACCGACCACTGATTCAGACTGTAGGTAACCGATCCCGAGCAAGGCTGCGGCAGAACCAATTGCGCGTGCATCGAGAGTGGCTTCAAAAATCCATGTGACGTTCGTCTTTGCCGTCGTGTTCAGGGCAATAGCCTGTGACGTAAAGACGTTCGTGGCACCGAATTTAAGGTTGAGCGTGAGCGTGCCGGGAGTGGTGGCGATGTTTGAAATACGTCCAGCAGCACGCACACGAACCTTTTTCCCAACAACGTCAATGAAGTTCGCAGGCAGGGTATAGAGTGCCTGTGCTGGGAGGAGCGAGCCCGCCGCAGTACCAGTGACAGCCGTGCCGTCCAACTGGGCATTGATAAGCGTCTCTTGCCATGTCTGCATACTCATGTGAATTCCCTTATCAGGTAATGGTGACAGTCACGGTGAGAGCCCAAGAGCCAGAAGCCTTCGTGCCGAGTGCCGCGCTCGTCTTGTGATTGAAAAGCGTTGCGTTCACAGTGTTTCCGGACGTAACGGTAGGAGTACCGATATCGAGACCCCACTCATTCCAAGCGAAGTTACCATCACCAGTTGCGAATGTCGCTTTGGCAGTGAGAACTCCGGCAGAAACTGAGGGGAATGTCGAATCCATGATCTGGAACCATCGGTTTGCAGAACCAGCAGCAGCAGAAAGGTCAGTGTCACCGACCGCCGCTGTGCCAGAGCCGTTTCCGACACCGAGCCGGGTCGACGTGTTAGTCATTGCCTGACCACCAGCACCATTGAGAAGAGACATAAGCCTCGTCAATCCTGCTGTGGTCAAAAGGTTTCCGGTATCCTCGATGGTTTCATATGGCCGAACGCCAAAGGCTTCCAGTTCGGCGGCAACAGGGCGAAGGATTCCGGACTTTCGAATGACGAAATCCACACCAGCCTGCTCGTACTTATCGACACGAGCCCGAGGTGTCCAGTGGAGAGCCTCGTGTCCAATTCGATTCGTCATTGCGAATTCCTTTCGGCAACAGCAAGTCTCGCAGTCAGATCATCAATCTGTCGCTGCTGCTCGCGCACCGTTCGTTCCAAAACCTTTACCGTCACACGCAATTCGTCAGCCTCTTTACGAGCCAGAACTGCCTCGGCTTCTACCTTAACGAGAGCACGCTCTACGATAAGCACTGCACGCTCGGAAGTCGCAACAGCAATGCTATCGCGCTGTTCCTCTGCGCCTGCTTCACGCATCATTTCTGCCATGCGCTTGCTCCGTTGGTCTTTTATCCACGAAATGATCTGCGTGGCAGCAAGAATCGCCGTAACCAGCAGAGAAGCGAATGCAATTAGGGTAGGCCCTTCTAGCATCACTTTCTCCTCTTGCGGTTTTGTTCAGCCTCTTCTGCCCAAATCAGCAAGTGCAGGGCGTCTTTTGTCTTACCCAGCAAGCGAATTCGCGTCCCGACACAGAATGCAGCACATGCATATGTCAAGCCTCCGAAGATGCGGAAGCCTCCCCATGGTGAAAACAGAAGCAGTGCAAGGCAACTCGACGCACCACAGAGAAGGAACAATCCCGCTCTCCGCAGGTAGACGTTACCTGACAGAATCCCAACTGCATTGAGAATGCCGCCGATGCCAAGGAAACTGGCCCACAGGTTTTGTGCCCAGTAAGGCAGAACTGTCACAGCGACAGGGGCGCTCGCTGGGAAAAGAATGATGGTAAGAGCACTAAGGATGCAGAGAACTGCAAACATTACCTCAATTGACTCTAGGTAGAAGGCACGTTTGACGAGTCTCCACAGAATAATTCTTCGAGCCTCGGTCATTTAACGCCTCCAATGTGGCGAGGAGGGCAGGAATTACCCTGCCCCCCAAGCCAATTCGCAAATCAGGTAGCAGCACCGACAAACGCTGCGAATGCAGTGTCGTCAATGGTGTCACCATCTGCGCGGAGAACAGCCTTCACAGACACAAGGTCCGTGTCCCAAGCATATTCCGTGCTCCACTCGACACGAACGTCAGCGACCATGCGGACGTAATACATCGAGAAGTCACCGAACAGGAGGCTGATTGCGTTAAGAGCAGGAACAGCAATGTTCGGGTCAGTGAGCAGCGGATAGCCCATCAGGGTGTCAGGCTTTCCAGTAGCATCACCCGCTTGGAACGCATAGTTGTTCGCTTCACCATTGATCTTGAACTTACGCAGGGTAAGGACATTCGTGTCGTTAGTGATGAACTTTGCGCCCCGGCGATAGGTGGGCTTCAACTTCCAAATCACGTCGAGCAACTGGTCGGCATTCTGAATAGCGCCAGAAACACCAGTGGCAGAGGTGACCTTGTTACCAGCAGGAACGAGAGTGACGACGCCACGAGGCATACCAGTTCCAGTACCTGTAGTCAGGTCCAGCCCAAGGTAATTCGCCATGTTCCGGCCCAGCACCTCACCGAGAAGAGCCTCAATGTCGATAACAGAGTCCTGAATAACCTCACGCGATGCCTGAGAAATCTGGGCATACTTGTAAGCATCCAACTGGACCTGATCGAACGTCGGGTCACTCTTCTGAATCTGTTGTGCTTCTGCGCGTCGAGCGTTCGACTGCGAAAGAGCACCCAGACCAGCGAGCCGGGGGAACTTCATGGTCTCACCAGAGTCAGTCCGAAGAATTCGAACACCAGCGGAGAGAATCGCGCTGTCATCGAAGACCTTACGGAAAAGGCTCTCTACCAGAGTAACTGGGACGGTTTCCTGACCCTTGGTAGCAGTTGCAACGTCGAGCAAACGCTCTTCGGGCTGCATTGCATAACGGACCTCACGGAGCCGACGAACGTCAGGGAGACGCTCTTCGGTGCCGCCCCCGCGCTGTTGCTTGTTAGACAGTGCATTTCGCACGTCTGCAAGCCAGCCCTTGGGCTCGTCGCCGCCACGCTCTTCATGCCCGCTCTTCTCGCGGACACCAGCAGAACGAAGTGCGCCTTCAAATGCCTCAGACGTTTCCTTGTCATCAGCAATTCGACGCAACTCATCCTTCATCTGCTTGCCGTACTTGTCGATATCGGCATTAGCGCGAACGTAAGCCTCTTCATCCTCGGCACGCTCTTCGCCACCAGCCGCACGCTCGGCAATCTCACGAGCCTCTTTGAGAGCACGCTTTCGCTGCTCGTCCAGACGCTCCAAAAGAGTAGCCATGATATGGCAACTCCCTTCTGTCCCAACACCATTGGCATTGCGAACAGTCTTTGTTTTCAGTGCAATTCGTAAGGTGCATGGCGTGCGGCCTTACTCATCCAGCAGTCGCTCCAAGTCACGCATGAATTGGGCTCGCCGGGACCACCGATTAGGCATAGGCTCAGAGTGGATTTCGTCCGGCTCTTTGCGTTCCTCATCAGTGAGTGCTTTTACAATGGCATCTAGGTCACTCAGGTCTTCGACCTTGCAACCAGATCGAGCAGCGAGTCCGGAAAGGGCTGCGCCACGGTCGATTCCACCGATGCCAGAGGTGGTGTCCAAATAGGCAGGGTAGGTGACGGGAGAAACGTCGACAAGCGACACCTCAATTAGTGAGCGCTTGGGGAAATCCTGCTCCGTCATTCCCCAATCATCCTTCATGGTATAGAAGGCAAATGAGGACTGATTAACGTCACCTCGCTCCATGACTGCCAAAAGGTCATGTGCATAGGACGTGTCCGGTGGGATAATTCGGTAGTAGAGCCCCGACTTGTCGACCGAAAGGTCAAGCGTGCCAGACTTATTCCGGCCTAGCACGTAGTTCTCGTCGTGATTGAATACTGCCCGAACGTCAGATTCCTTGACCGTCTTGTTGAAGGCCGAATCCTTAATATCCTCAACGAATCCGCCGAGGTTCTGGGACAACTTCTCGAACATGGCTGCATAGCCCTCGATTGTTGCCTTGCCCATCTTCTCGCGGACCTCAACCTCCCCAGAAGTCCAGCGACGTTCCATTCGCTTTTTCATACGTCAATTTCCTTCTAGGACAAGCCGATACACGGTCGCCAAATCCTCTGGCGCAGCATCGAGTCGGAAGAGAATGATTCGGCTCGGGCTCGACTGGGAGCGTTGTTTCACAAGCCTTTTCGTCAGGCTGAACGAGGTTGCAGCACCTTCACCGACAACTGCGCTCTGCACACGAGCAATGATGACATTCAAACTGGCAGAGGAGGAATCCTCACTGTCAGGATCGACAAAGGCTGCCGCATATTCAGCGACCAATTCCTCTGTGTATTCCTCGATGGACTCTTTGATTACCTCACGAGAGGCACGGACCCATTCAGTCAGATCACCGAACCGGAAATCCTCGCCGCTGAATACCGTTGTGCTATGGGGCAATACAGCCGCCTCATCAGGCAGTTCGAATTCACCGACTACATCGAGCCCAGTGTCAGCATGTCGGGCGAGGAGTGAGTGAATTTCCTCCTCAGCCACACCCATTGCTACTGAGACAGTGTGAATGTCACAATGACAGCCCGGGTGGACCGGCACATTGGCAGGGTCTGAATTCCCTTGACACTCAGGGCAGGCCGTTGGTCCTTGTGCCACGTCACGAGTTACCTCGCTCGGGGTCAGGGACCGGCTCGACCGGCCAGTGCCACCAGTTGGGATTTCCTCGAATGTTTCGAGATTGAAGATCGCCTTTTGGTTGTGATCCTTTGCAACCTTAACAGCATCAGCCTGATTCGACTTCACGACAGAAACGTCGAGCCAGATCGAGTCATTCTCAGTGTCATGCCAGCCGCCGAGGTTATGGTCCGGCTGCTTTAGCAAATCCCTGTTGGCAGAGGCATATTGGTAGACAGACTCAGCACCGAATTCTGCTCGCGGGATTTCCTTTGAGCGCTCTTCATAAGGGGAGACGGCAAAGCCCTTTGTGACGGCTTTCTTGTCAACGGTGTTATAGGTGAATCCACCATCGTCAATTGCCTTCTCTGCCAAGGTGTCTGCCTCAGCATGAGTTACACTTCCCTTTGCAGCGAACCGGCCCTTGTTGTCATGGTTCGGGTTAGCCCTAGCCTCCATAGCAGCGCGAGAGGCCATGAGAGCCTTTGCTGCATTCAGTGAAAGCCCTTCTGGGAGAGTGACATTCGACCATGCAACAGTGTTCTCGTGAGCCCACTTTCGCTCGAAATCCGCAGAGGCTGGAAGGAGCGGATCATAGGCTCGATAACGGAGCCATTGTGAAATCGCTTGTGCGTCAACCTGATCCACGGTCAAGGTCTCAGGGTCGATGGTGTAATTACGAGCCATTCCTACCCCACAGTCCTTCCTTTGATCCGGAAACGCCTACCCAGTAAGCAGATTGCACCTCGTCTGGTGCGAGGCCATGCTTGTCAGCCACACGACGCACGGAATCAGAAATAGCGACATAACCAGCGCCGCCCTTTGTCGTTCCCTTTGAGGCATAAATGAATGCCTGCATATCCGTGTCTGACATTTCGACCTTAGCAACGGATTGTGCGCTACGTCCCATCCAAACATCGACAGTAACGTCTCGCGTCTCACCGGGCTTCAACATGTTGTTATAGAACGAGCGCCGTTTGACACCAGTCAAATTCGCGTCAATCGACTCACCTCGTGCAATGGCAACAGCAGGAGCGATATTCGCAGTCAGCCCGCCTCCAATTCGACCGGCTACCTCAGAGGCAGGAAGGTCGGCTGGGTGGTCATCATGCTTATCAGCAACAGCCTTTGCAATTTGCTTGTTGCGCGGCCATGGACAACGAGGGCTCACAGCACTGGTAATTGCAGTCGCCTGCTCGATGGAGAGCCCATGCTCCTCAGCGATTTTGGCGTTGAATTCCTTTGCCTCATGGAACCATTCACGTCCGGCTTGGATATTCTCCGGAGTCAGTTTCGACTCGATTTCAGTGTCGAGGTCGTCCTTTGACACACCATACTTTTTCATGGTGGAGTCGACTGCTGCCTTACCTTTTGGGGGAAGGTCATCATAGGAAACGCCTGCACTAATGAGCCCACCGCCCTTTGTGGCAAATCGACCGAGGTGGTCGTGAGCGTCATTGGCACGCGAATTCAGTTGAGCACCATCGGAATTCGGAGGCTGGTCAGCGGGAGGCTCCGGAGGCTTCATCAATTCGTCTCCACCCTCGATGGGGTCGAGCCCGAGTGAATGGCGAGCCTCATTAGGTGTGGCAATCATTTTCTCGACTGCCGTGCCCCATGCCTCTACCATTTCCTTGAATGTGCCTCGCAG